GAAGTCGTTCGCCGCGGTGACCGCTCAGGTGCCGCAGGCTAGTGGATCTCTCGATGATGTGGACAGCGTAATGCTGGATGCCAAGGCTACCAAATCGGAGGACAATCGTGTCTTTGGTGAGGAGCTGAAGAGCAAAATGCTTTTCCGCGATCTGTACGATCAGAAAGTGGAGTTGGTTGCAGATTTGTACGAATACACTGTGGTTGATGAGAAAGTCTCAATCCAGCGTACAATTTGTGATACCCTACCCGGGACACCAATTCCACCAGTGCAGGTTGTTGGATTTGCGAGCGCGGACGGGACAAATCCCAGGAAGTTACCATTTGCTGGTCTGTTCGCGAATCATGTGGTGTACGTCGACCAAAAAGACGTCGCCCCAGACTGGGTGCATCATTTGCTCCATCTGTTCTGTTTGGGTTACAATGGTGGTGATATGACCTTGTTCCCTAAAGTGCTGAATAAGCACGCAGAGGTGAAGGTTTCGATTGAGCCTTTCTGCCAGTACGATGGACGACACTTGAAGTTCGGCCGTGATGGCGAAGTGCAGAGCATTCTGGATTTGGCTGATTATCAATTTTTCAAGCACAATCCGGAAGAGACGAGAGTTTTTGTTGCGTATATGCAAGAAGCTGCTCGATGCATGAAGATCTTCAATGTGGAGTGGTCTCTTTGGCAGTTGAATGCACAGGCGATTTTTTTGACGCTGGCAGCCGGGTTCTTTTCGTGGACAGGCTCGTCGGTTATGAAAAACCACTTGTTTCATTATACTGCTTCAGGAGCAATGCAAGTGAGCAGAAACCCGGTGACGCGTGAGGCCTGGACGCTGTTGATGAAGGAGTTTGACACCAAATCGGTTACACAACAACTCAATATTCTCAGCGCCAGTGGCACTGACGCGTCGAAACACAGCAAGAAGAACATGGCGAAGAAGACCGTGCAAACAAAAGCCCGATGGGCGAGTAGTGCGCGCGGCTGCCTGATTGCTCTCTTGCTGATTGTTCTCAACCAACCACTTGGTTTCGCAGCAAACACCACAATGGATGCTACGGCCAAGCTGTTGGGAGAGCCCGCTGAGGTTTTCTCAACTGGTTATGGTGAGTTGGTTCCAAACATTTCGGATTCAGGTCCAAATCGGACGGAAGTTTTGCTCAATTTGACAGACTTCGCTGAGGAGAAATTCAATGATGGTTTTGAAGAGGGCTATGCCTTCTCACAATCAGTTTGGGAGAACAAAATCAACGAGACACGCGCTCTGGTTGTCAGAGAGACCTGCACCAACATGCAAGGCTGGCACCAGTGGTTGGTTCCTTACCAAGATTGTGACGAACAAGGCCAAATCCGATGGAGATGGCCTTTGATCGGAGCAGTTTGCGCGATTGCCTTGTATCTCTTTCTTTGCTACACGTGGATGATGATGGTTTTTGCAGTCTATGACTTCATTTACTATTGGATCATCTTGCGTAATTGCTGCCGAAGTGAGGCAGCGTGGCAAAGATGGGCGCTCCGTCGTCAATTGGCTTTTGGTACTGAGAACACTTTGGAAGTTGTGACCAGTGCAATTCGCCGATCTGAAACGGACAATGGGCGAGTTTATGAGTTCACTCTCAAGAACGCGCCGTTTTCGCGCATTATTGTCAACGACAACACAAAAAATGCTGTCGTGAAGGAAACTCAGATCATTGGGTCGAGCTTCATGTTTGATGAGCTTTGGGAAACTGAGGCTCAGATCTTGAAGTGGGACGCTGATCGCAGCGTGTGGATGCATTTCTGCTTCGCTGCTGTTTGGCGTCTCGACCACAGTGGGCCTGATGACAATTTCCTCTGTGCTCAATCGCATGGGTGGATGAATGACGCGAAGTATGCCTTCCGAACTCGAAAGAATCGTGATGGCAAGGAACTGGTTTTCGGACTCAATGATGCCCCCTGGCACATTCACACAGATTATGCTGATGAATTCGCAAGATTTGATTGTGATGTGCGTATTTGGAGGGTGGATTCGAAGTGGATGCAGCAACATGGTTTGTTGCCGGTGAGAGCTTTGCCGGTCACTCGAATTCCGAAAGCAGTTGCCGTACGCTCATGTAGCCCTGGCTGTCCTGACAAGAAATTGCAGTATGCCATCGGCACTTGCGGACGTGTTATCAAGGGATTGCTCTTGGAGCATGAAGCCAGCACAACCTTCGGGTCGTGCGGGTCCCCTGGTTATACTACACCGCGTGGGCGTGATGCAATCGGCATGCACATTCAAGGAAATCCTAATGGCATGTTGATTATGCACAACCTCCTTCAGATGCATATGATCAAGGAGCGTCGCCTCAAACCTACTACAGTGCAGGAGGCTGCACATTCTGTGAAAGAAGCGACCGAAGATTTTTTGGAACGCAGCAAAGCCAGATTTTTGGACGACGTTGACAGCGGCATGGTGGACTCAGACGGTCATGTTTGGGTCTACTCAAAGCTGGATCAAGGGCCTGTTGATTTGGGCGCCATCGATGACACGTGGGCGGCTGCTTATGCGGCTCGTTACGCTGATTATGATGATGTTGCGCCGAAATACAAGCGTGCCGTTGACAAAGCTATGGCCTCTGCGAACCTTGTGCGGGGGGAGATGGAGGAAGATGAATCGCCTGAAGAGTTCAACGAGCGGATGGATAAGCGTCGCAAACACAATCGCGACAATGCTGAGGATCCCTCAGACGTTGAACAGCGTGGTTCTCTTTCTGTGCATGAACGCAAGCAACCAAGCAGGCCAAAGGCTTTCAATTTGCCCTCAGAGGGGATGACCGTGAAAGGTCGGTTGAAGCCTACTGTGTCGCAGACTTCTCGAAGTGCTGCCAAGTTGTGGTCTGATGTGGTCAAGAAGAGAGAGTCTGGCAGTGAATGCGAATCCGATGGGTGCGCTTTGCCGGCTGTTCTCGAGGGCCGCTGTGCTGGTTGCTATGCGATTCTCGTCAAGGAGAAAGTGCTCAAAGAGGCCAATGAGGAGACTCAGAAAGCCATCGCCGAGGCGAAGCGCGTCCGAGACGAGAAACTCCGCTCCGAAAAAGAGCAGAAAGCTAAAGCGAAAGCTGAAGCTGATGCTCTCGCCAAGACTGTCCAAGAAGCAGTTGCTAAGGCTGTGAAGCCTAGCACTGAAAAACGGGAGTCAAAGACGAAGAAAGGAGCCGAAAAGAAGCAGAAGATTTGCACTGAGTGCAAAACTGCTGAAGTCAAGTCGAAAAATTTTGACAAGTGCTTCATCTGTCGGAAGGCAGAAACTTTTCGGTCGGCACCAGAGAAGCAGACAGCGATCCTGGTGCCGACGGAGCTGTCCAAGGTTCTGGCCAAGTCTCTGGAGGAGTTGAGAGCAAACGTTCCACCAAAGAACGGCCAGTAAAATTCGGGCCCTTCGAGCGGTCACACCGCGAGAAGAGAAACCTGATACCGCAGGACGAACCCGTTGTCGACGAGCGGATTCCCTGGGAAATCCCTGGGGAGTTGGTTTGGCCGGACAGATCTGTCGACGCACAGTACGACAGTGCAGTCTCGCAAGTTGAGAAACGGTTCAATCAGGTGTGCGAAGTCACAGATGAGGAGAAATCCCAGCTGCGGCTAGCAATGTTCAGCTATTACAGGGACGCAACGTGGGAAATTCCAGACAATTGGGGTTCGGATTGGTATCTGACCTCTTTGATTCGAGATTTGAACATGAAGGCGTCTCCTGGATGGCCGTTCAACACCGAAGCCGGCACCATTGGTGACTATGTCAGGAAAGTTGGCATTGAAGTCATCTTGGCCCAAGTCAAACAGCGTTTGGAGAAATTCTACGCGACTGGGGTCTTGGATTGGGAGCCGGATCATCTGTTCATCAAGACCGAAGGCCACAAGCTCAAAAAGAAGGAGGAGAAAGCGTGGCGGCTGATCTGGGGAAACTCAGTCATCTGCCAGATTCTTCAGCGAATTGTTTTTCTCCCTTCTTTGATGGCCGAGCATGATGCGGGACAAAAAGTTCCGTGTGCTACGGTCGGATTGAAAGGGGGCCATGCTCATACCATGGTTCGAGCATTGAGCGATGAGAAGACTGGAGAGTTCAACTTATTCGCTACTGATTGCTCGGGGTTTGACATGACGGTCAATCACCACGTCATCCAGATGGACAGTGATGATCGGAAAGATCTGTGTGAGAATCCAAATGATGGTCACGAGTCAGATAAATTCTGGCTGCTTTACAGCGAAGTGTACCGTCGGACTTACCAGAATTCCGTCATCTTTGGTGATGGGTGGGTGTACAAACAGGCACTTCCCGGAATTCAACGTTCTGGTTCACTCATCACGTTCTCTTTAAACTCGAGGCACACAGCCAGGAT